GGGAACCTATAGTTTTAATTTGTTTCCAACATTCAGTCAAACTTAACATAAAGTCCTTCTAGTATAAAATTAATAAAACAATCACTACTGCTACAGCAATAGAAATTTTCTTATGAGCTAAGACTTTTGCCCACAGTTTTTTAACTGTTTCCATGTTTCCTCCTAATTATAAATGTCACCCCAAGTTTCACCTGACTTATAGTCTACTTTATTAGGTACTTTTAAGCTAACTGAAGATTCCATTATTTCAATTATTCGTTTAGCCTCTTTATCAGATTTCACAGAAATATCCAACTCATCGTGAATCTGTATATGGGCTACAATACCCTCTTTATATAGATCTAGCATTGATTTTTTAGTCATATCCGCTGCAGATCCTTGTATCAATTTATTTAAAGCCTTGTATGTGAAAGCTCTTCTAAACATTTCTTTAAAAGTTATTCCCTCAAAACCCTTCTTCAAATCTGCTAGATATGCTTTATAACGAAAGTTTGCTTCTTCTTCAGATAGAATTGGGACCGGTACATATATCACATCATAAACCGACTCTTTGGCTTTTTTAGATTCTTCTTCGTTTTTTATTTTTTTTGGAACTTCAAACTGCATTGTTTTTCGATTCCATCGTTTATTTGTTGGCTCCCATTTGTCAAATCTGCATCCTCTTCTTAGCAAAGTTCTAATTTCTCCTTCTTCAGAAGCTCCTTTAGATACTTCTTCCATAAGATCTTTAACGAAAGGAACTCTGTCATGATATTGGTCAAATAATATTTCAGCTTCTTGCGGAGAGCTCAAACCTAATTCTGCTTGCAGTTTGTTTTTGCCCATTCCGTAGAACAGCCCAAGATTAATTGTTTTCGCTTGAGTTCGACTTATGCCAGCCATTTTTGCAACTATTTTATGAAAATCTATATCGTTTTTGGAATAATTATCTATAATTTCTTTGACTGATGGATTCTCTTTCACATTTGGAGTAATTGCTGCAAAATGTGCAACAAGTCTCGGCTCTTGCTGATTGTAGTCAAAACAGCCCCATTTACATTCATTCTCAGGGAGGAATAAACTTCTAATAAGTGGGCCTAGTTCTTTATCTCTGGCTGGAATTTGTTGTAAATTTGGATTACTGTAAGAAAATCTTCCAGTGACTGTACCGCCTTGATCGGATCTTATTTGATTAATATCTGCATGTATACGTCCTCTGTGTTCATGCTTTATGATAGTATCTATAAATGTGGTATGTGCCTTGTTAATCTCTCTGATTCTTGATATTTTTTTGATTAAAGGATGAGAACATGTGGCAAGGAAGTTTTTAGTAAAACTAGGTGATTCCGTTATTAAAGTTTTTTTGTAAGATAGATTCAATTTGTCAAAAACTTTGGCGATTGATCGTGCTGCCCATATTTGGATATCTATGCCTGTTTCTTTTTTTATTTCTAGCAGGAGCTGCTTTTCTTCTGATGCTAATTGTTGCTTCAGTTTGTGAGCTTTTTGAACGTTCACGCGAACGCCCTTAAATCGCATATCAACAAGACAAGGAAATAATTCAGTTTCTAGGTCACATATTTCTTTTAAGTCTTCTTCTTCTATTTTTGAAGTTAATCTTTTAAATAATTCCAGTGTAAGCTCAGCGTCTTTTTCAGCGTATGCTCCCACATACATCGCAGGAAGTTTGTATAACTCAGCTTTTGGATCAATTCCACAGCTTTTTGCGGTTTCGTTTAAAATGGATTCATTTTTTCTCTTTCTTAAATATTCCCAGCTTAGAGCATTTAATGTATAGCTTACTCTGTTCTCATTAATCAAAGAAGCCATCACCATAGTATCTTTAATGCATCCATTTATGCTAATTCCGTAGGAACGAAGCCAACAAACATCGTACATGGCGTTATGAAATACTTTAGTTGCTTTAGTTGCACAAACAGATTTAATCCATGTAAGAATTTTCTTTTTATCTAGATTGCCCCCGCCCCTATGTCCAAAAGGATAGTATTTACACCAATTATCTACTGCTACAGCAATTCCAATAATTTCTCCATTATTTACAATGGAGCCTGATCCTTTTAATTTCAAATCCGGATCTCTTGTTTCTAAATCAATTGAGATTGTTTTATATCTGCTTAAATCTGGAAAACTATCTGGAGACAGCCACTCTACCTGATCTTCAAACATTGTAATCTCTCTCGATAATCATATCAATAAAGTGCTTAGCTTTTTCTAAATCTTCCTTTCCTCCTTTGTATGGATGTCGACAAATATATTTAACAACATTTCCTTCCGGGAAAAGTAATTTATTCTCTATTACAAATTTACTGGGCTGAATCTTCATTTTACGGTAATGTGTTCCACCAATTTGTTTATTGTATGTGCTCATAGCATAAATTCTTTAAACAAAATTATTGTTAATATACATAGAAGCACTAGGTCAGTGCCCCATGCATATCTACAGTTTTTACAATTACATCTCATATTTGATATCCATACGCTCCTACAGGATTAACTAAATATAAATTTTCTACCGTTCTTGTAATTCCAACAAAAAATAATCGATGCTCAGGATTAGGATTTTTTTGATAAGCAGTGAAGCTGTTGTAGTCAATGTCTAGCATTAAGACAGTATTTTGCCGCTCGTCGCCTTTTGCTCCATGAATGGTTGACAGTTTAATTCGAGGCTCTACCATTGGAGAAATATCTTCTCCATTTTTTTCCATAGCTATTATGAAATTTCTTTTCTTATCATTAATTTTATCCAATGCTCGTTCCCAGCCGCCCGCTGCTAGCAAACCATGCTTGTTTCTTAGGTCTTCAATATTAACTAAATCTTCTATAACATTTTTTAAAGAACTGCCGTTGCCAAAATTTCTTTTAACACTGCCACCTTTAACAGTCATAAAAGCATATATTTTTTGTGCTAATTTTGCAGGAATAAGCTGGTTGGTACTCAATTTTTTCCAAGTATCAATAGCCTGTAACAGATCTGTATTGATTAGATTGTTTCCTTTTTTACTTGCATAATAATATCCTTTATCTTCAAAGAAGTCTTTTAGAGGTTCTAACATTTTATTGGTTCGGGTCATTAGCATCCATTTGCCTTTGCTGTAATCAATTTGCTCAAAATTGGATACCCAGTTTACTGTTCCTTCGAAATCTCTTGGCTTCCATTGTTTAGGAACTCTTTCGTTTAAAGGAATTTTATCTAAAATTTGTTTTGCTAATATTAATACTTGTCTTGGAACCCTTCTGGATTTGACTAGAGATTTGTCTATAGTTGTATTTTCATCGTTATGGAGTCTTATGAAATGTGTTGGATTGGCCCCTTGAAAGCCCATAATAGCTTGATCGTCGTCTCCTGCGATATATGATCGTTTGGCATTAGATTCAATGTAATGAAACATTTTCCATTGAAGATTATTTAAGTCTTGCGCTTCATCCAAAAAGACAGCGTCAAATTGTGGACATTTCTTCTTTTCAATGAATCTAGAAATCATGTCTACAAATTCAAACATCCCGTTTGCTTTTTTATAATAAATTAAACGCTTATTTAGGTATTCTAGTGTAAAATAACTAATATCTTGAATATGCTCTTGCAGAGCATACTGGTTTTCTAGAGATATTTGTCTGTATCGTGATAGATTTATAAGCTTAATATAATCATTTCCGTAGACCATTGAGCCATCTTCTGTCGCATAAGTTTCAAAATTTAATTTGCCGGCAACTCCGCCTACATAATTTTTAAAACCGTCCCACTTCGTTCCTTTTAAAAGTTGAGTTTTTGTATCTATTCCGCATTCTCTTTTACCTAGAGCATGTAAAGTAGAGAAGTATTTTAAATCTTCATCATAATCTATTTTATCAAATAGTTTTGTTGCTCTATTGACTGAAATTTTGGTAGCGTTTTTACTAAAAGTAAAAAAACCTACTCGTTTTAAAGGCGTTTTATATTTTTCAACTTCTTCTTTTAAATAGGTATTAACTAGTCTATAAGTTTTCCCTGTTCCTGGAGGTCCCGGTATAATAATTCTTTTTATCATTTAAGGAAGGGTGGCCTTTCTATTAGAGGCGGTTCATCGTGATTATTGTTTACTGTAAAAGCATCAATAGCTACTACATTAACAGTTTTTCCAGAAATGCTTAATTTATGATCTATTTTAGCTTTAAATAATTCTTCTATTTTATGTAAAGTTTTATTTCTTTCTGTAGTCCAAGAACGTGTTCTTTGCAGATAATTCCAAAAATCTTTAAATTTAAAATAAGACTTTCCTTCATCAGTCCAAGACACCCCTCTATTGATGTCTGTTTTCTGTTTTCCCGCCGCTCGATCCGTTGTAAAATTTTCTAGATGCTCTTCGAGCTGTTTTTTGAAAGTTAAACTTTCTGGAGCTTTTATTTCTTCAACATTACTCATTAAAGTACTAATCACTTTTCCCCATACCGGCTTGGAAACATTAGGAAGCTTGGTTCTCATTTGTTCCATGCAGGCTTCATCAAATAAATCAAAATTTCTCAATGTCTTAGTGTCAACTTCGGCTGTTTTGCCGCCAACATTAACAAACCAAATAGGTGGATCCGATGTAAAAATTCGAAGATTAGAGATATCCGGCATTAAAGTTCCGCTGCTAATTCCAAATTTTCTTGTTTTACAAGTTGTGGAATCGCAATAATTGCAGATAGGCTGATCTTTGCATTTATATTGATAGTCTTTTTTATTAAGTGATCCAATAGTTGTCATAACTTGCTGAGGACTTAAAGGAGGCTTCATGAATCTTGTGTTGTAAGTACTTAAATCTGTTTGCCATGTATCTGGATTTGCTTTTTTAAGATAGACTCCAATGTTGTATAAACCATTATTTCTTGTTCCTTCGGGAAAGCCTTCTTTGCATAATGTTTGCAAACAAGGAGGACCGTCTTTTATATTCTGTTCTTTTTGATCCTCTACCTTTAAATTTTCAAATTTATTTTTTGTTAACTTATATTTAGCATGAAGTTCTATAAATTCTTTTAAATTTGCTGCTTCGCCATTATCTTTAAATGCGTATCGTGTTGTCTTGTCTCCTCCATGATAAGGTAAATTTAAAAAACTACCCGTATCGCCTCGTTCTATTAAAATATATTCTTGTTTGGGGAAAATCTCACATTCGGAATAGCCCAAAGCTGCGGCCATAATTTTTAATTTTGCTCTCATTAAAGCAGCTGGAATCCACTCCGATACAAATAAAAAAACATGAGCTCCTCCAGATTTTGACCTGCAAACGACTAAAGGTAAATTCCTCTGTTTTATTTTTTTGATGAATTTCTTATGATTGAAATCATATTGATCTATATCAATACATCCCCATCGACATAGATTCTTCTCGTTAATTGGAATG